GAGACAGTGTGAAAATCTTCACTGGTTCTTAGGTATAAATCTCCCTGCTCATGCACGAAGGATTTTCCTAGAGAGTAGTCCAACAACCTATCCTCAACAAATAAGTTTCCACATCCACAGTATGCTGGAGACTCTCCATCCTTCACATCCCACAGAACCTCATGAATCTCACCTTTAATAATCTCACTCACGAAATCTCTTTGGTGGCTATGTGGAGATTGTGAACTTGAAAACTTCTGCAAACTATCATGATAGAAGTTGTAATTAATATCGCCACATTTAACCTGTATAAAACCTAATCCCCAAGATGTTATACAACTATGCTCCCTCTTCAGGTAGCTTAACAAACCCTCTGCTTCCCTAGTACCAGAGTCAAATACCTCTCTGGTTAGGTCTGACATAACCTTTAACTCAGCTACTGTCATTCCGAACTTAGCAACCTCATTCTCGATACATCCATATAGGTCTGAAAGCTCCTGTACAGCCATTACATTGTTTCCTGTTGCAATAGCATCGATATACTCTAGGAACTCCTCCTGAATCTTATATGGGCTTCCTACAGCGTGTTTATGTATCTTCAACTTATGGTAACTCATGTCTTAGCTCCTGAATAGTCTTACTATCTTTAGTATTCCCAAGGAATTTCCTAGGGTTTCCGCACATAAAACAAGAACATAACTTTGGAGTTTTTACGTGCTTACCTATAGGAAAATCATCGTGATAAACGATATCTCTTTTTCTCTTATTCTTCATACGTTGCTCATGATGACGGTTTAACTCTCTACCTCTAGCCATAACTTCCTCTTGCATCAATGTTTAGGTTATACATCTATTGTAGCACAACTGATTAAGGACATATATTAGCACAACAAATAAAATAATTCAAGCTTGTTACCAAATTACATATTGACAGTTTTGTAACCAATGTTAAAATTATAGAAGAGAAGGGGTTAGGGGTTTACGGTAGCGGTTGCAGCTACCAAGTATTACTTACTCTAAGCTACTTTTATAATAACTAATAAAAAATAAGTATTTGCAGTTCTATAGAGTAAGTCTACTTTACTAAATTGAATACTTTACTGTATGCAATCTCCTTTAGAATGTTTCTAGTTTATTCTCTTTTTATTTATAGTAAATATCACTTTGAGTGCTTATCCTTTAAAAGGGAGTCAATTTATGATTTCCAATCATTAGTGCAAACAATCAAGAATATAATAAATTTAAAAATAATCACAGGATAATCTTTTCTTTATTTATTTTATTTATATCTTTTCTTTATCACTTCCCAGTTTTTGGGACAGTATAGGTCAATTATTGGGATACACTAGGTCAATTATTGGGATTCATAAATACTCAAATATCTAACTTTATAGAAGTTATCCACAGAACCTATTGATAAATATCTATCTTGTTTACAATTGAGATACAATATAATTAGCCAGTATCTATTGACATACTGATATCGTGATATATACTTGAGTTATAGCAAGGACATTTATTATACGAATGGCGACATTCACTAAATAAATAAACGTAATGATGTGACGATACCTTAGATGCGTACCACATAAGATAATAGATTGTAGTGAAGACTTTCATGTATACATACCTGTTTCTTGCTAATCAATTATAGGGATACAAGTTTTGTTCCCCTTTACTTGTAACCCTATCTACTCAGGGCTACTCCTACCATGACATTCCTTAGACATAAGAATAAGAATATTTCAGTGTCGCAATAGGGATGTCGTGGCTTTTTTATATTTAACAAGAATAGTTTTGGAAGGAATTGTTATGTCGAATGGAATCGTTGTTCCTAAAGGTAGAATCCTAGTAAAGGAGATTGAGGTTGAGCGCCAAACAGCTGGTGGTATTATATTAGCAGGTGACTCTGACCCAGAGAATAAAGCAAGATTTGGCGAGATTGTTAGTCACAGTATTATGGTAGATAACCATAAAAACTCTCTGTATAAAGAGGGTGGAAAGATTTACTTCGGAAAGTTTGCTGGCGCAAGATTCACACACGAAGGTGATGATTACCTATCTCTACTTGAAACCGAAGTAGTAGCCGTAGTATTATAATTTTCCAGTACGCCTATCTATAGAAGCGCAACCTTACTGGAAGTTCAAAGACCTCATAAGCCTCTCTAAAGAAGCTCAAATTTTGAGGTCATATGTGCCTTTAGTTTAGCGGTCTAAAACACACAGCTCATAACTGTCGAGACACGATGGGTTCGAATCCCTCAGGGCGCACCATAACAGGGTATAGCATAGTTTGGTTAATGTTCGAGCTTTGGAAGTTTGAGACGGTGGTTCAAATCCATCTACCCTGACCAAATATTAGTATTAAAGTTTATTGCGAGATAGCTCAGTCTGGTAGAGCACAGGATTCATAATCCTGTCGTCACGGGTTCAAATCCCGTTCTCGCTACCATTTTTGAGGGTGTATGGATTAGTAAGGCTCAAGTCTGAAGGTACATCCTCAATTTAGTCTCTGTGGTGGAATGGCAGACACGGTGGTCTTAGAAATCACTTCCGTAAAACGAGTGTAGGTTCAAGTCCTACCAGAGACACCAAACATGCTTTCTTAGCTCAGTGGTAGAGCAACGCCTTGATAAGGCGGAGGTCATTGGTTCAAATCCATTAGAAAGTACCAAATAGGTAAGATACGGGCTATCAGCTCACTCGTGAGGGTCATAACTATACCCAAGAATCGGGACAAGTAGGCTCGACCTGTATCTTATATAGCCCACAGCCTCTGTGTACACTACTTCATGAGTGGTGTACTTTACGTTGTGGATATCAAGGTTGTAGGTGCTACCTGTGATTGACTATCATGAATATGTTGATTGCAACAACCTTCATTATGTTGTACGTAGCTTAATGGTAAAGCCGAAGACTGTGAATCTTCTGATGAGAGTTCAATTCTCTTCGTACACCCCAATTTGAATATATTTTAAAATAGTTGTTGACGTACTATATTTTATGTTGTAGAATCCTCAACACAACGTCTCGTTAGCTCAGTGGACTAGAGCAAGAGGTTTCTACCCTCTAGGTCATAGGTTCGAATCCTATACGGGACTCCAATTTTAGATAGACTTTATAAGCTCCTAGATAGCATCAAGGTGATGCAGCGCACTGTTAATGCGTGGCTTATGCCCAGACAGGTTCGATTCCTGTTCTAGGAGCTATAAGGCTTATGTATGGTAGGTTGACTGTTGGTTGGTCACAGCAGACTGTAAATCTGTTCCCAAAAAGCGCCCTTGGTTCGATTCCAAGACCATACACCAATTATAGGCTTATAGTATAATGGATAATACCGAAACCTCCTAAGTTTCTAATCTAGGTTCGACTCCTAGTAAGCCTACCAGCTAAGAGCCAGAGGTAACGTAGTGACAGATAGTTCACTCCCCTTTGGACAAAAGGTTTCTGATTACCTTCATACAATAAAATCAGTACATATACACTTGTAGCATAGCGGTCTAATGCACTCCCCTGTCACGGGAGAAATCGGGAGTTCGAATCTCCTCAAGTGTGCCATATGAAGGGTGTAAGCATTAAAGTGATGCACTGGTCTCCAACACCAGATAAGAGGGCGCAATACCTTCACACTCTGCCAAATTTGATAGTATGACTGAGTGCTTTAAGGTAACCTAAGTAATTAGGTGAGGGCTTTTTATCAGACTCCGTGGGTTGGAATCCCACTACTATCAATCGTATCTAAGTCGCTACCTTAGACAGCTAACCACTGTATAAATAAGTTAATCTAAGTCCTGAAAAGGTTATCAGCGTAAAGTGACCCACGAACCTGTAAACTCGATAAGAGTCACACTTAGTCTAGGTTTAACCCAACCTCGAAGAAAATGGGTTAATTATGGAAGGTAGCGTCAAGGTGACAAAGTGGTCTTGAAAACCATGCCACTGTTAATAGCGGTGATAGTTCGATTCTATTATCTTCTGCCAGATATTAAAGAGTTATGCGTGTATAGTTCAATGGTAGAATAGTAGCCTTCCAAGCTTCGGATGACGGTTCGAGTCCGTCTATACGCTCCAAACACGCTGGAATAGCTCAGAAGGTAGAGCAGTTGTTTTGTAATCAAAAGGTCGTGGGTTCGATTCCTACGTGTAGCACCAATATTGGCAGCTCTGGTCAATCTAAATAATTCAGAGATAGGTTTAAAGGTCGCTAGCAACCAACTGTACCTATGTTAAAAACAGTTTATACATCCTTAACTCAACGGTTAGAGTAACGGGCTTTTAACCCGTAGGTTCTTGGTTCGAATCCAAGAGGATGTACCAATTTTGGGATGTTAAAATAGTGAAGCCATTACAGTACATATGCAATGCTGTAGTCGAGCGCATTAAGTAGGTTAATAGCCTATTCGTTCCTGCCACATCCCTGTCGTCTAAAGGTAAGGATAAGAGACTTTCAATCTCTTGATTAGGGTTCAAGTCCCTACAGGGATACCATTTTAGGGGATTTAGCTCAACGGTAGAGCACTCGGTTTGCAACCGAAAGGTTATGAGTTCGAATCTCATTTTCTCCACCATATACAGTTGATTAGCTCAGTTGGTAGAGCAGTTGCCTTACACGCAAAAGGTCATAGGTTCGAATCCTATATTAACTACCATTTATGGCATAGTGACAGAAAGGTAATGTATCGGATTGCAAATCCGTTTCGTACTGGTTCGAGTCCAGTCTATGTCTCCAAATTGACGAAGTGAGTGGTTCAAGATATTATGAAAAAGGTTCGACTCCTTTTACTTCGAACAAACACGCAAGAGTAACTCAGTTGGAAGAGTGTCTCCCTGAAGAGGAGAAGGTCGTAGGTTCGAGTCCTACCTCTTGCACCATATATGGAAGGTAATCTGTGCAGGGTCACAGGGCTGTTTGCTAAACAGTACGAATGTTAATAGCGTTTCTGGTTCAAGTCCAGTTCCTTCCTCCATCTACCAGAAGTATAGCTTAATTACAAAGCAGGGGATAGCGTCCTCCTATTGTCAAGCAAATTCTTGACACTTCTGACCATATATACCGTCAGTGGATACGGGTTGTTTTAGATAAACTAAAGATGAAAGCTACAAACTACTATTAGACGTAGTAGTAAGAGTATGTTAGTATTCATCCACCTAAACATTTCGACTAAACATCTTAGTCACACTCTATGAGTGCTCACGTTTAAGCTTACCCTGAAGGTAGGCTTTTTGGGGTTTAAAGTAGAAGGTAATTATATTGTTAAAAGTTCTATCAGTTTTTATATTAATTATATCCACCAATGTTAGTGCAGCAACAGCTTCTTGGTACGGAAAGCCTTTTCACGGGAGGTTAACTGCAAGTGGTGAGGTGTATAATATGAATGCCCTTACAGCTGCCCACAACTCCCTACCTTTCGGTACGAAGGTTGAGGTAACTAACCTATCAAATAAAAAGAAGGTCACTGTACGAATCAATGATACAGGGGGTTTTGCTAAATACGGCAGAGTCATTGACCTATCAAAAAAAGCCAATCAAATCATAGATTGTAATCTGTGCAAAGTAAAACTTAGAGTGCTTAAATAGGCGCTCTTTTTTACGTCTAAAGGAAAGTACTTATGAAGCTACCAGAAACATTTTCATCAATCAAAGCCAAAATGAATAGCAGAGTGGGTTTTGCTGTAGAGAAGATGAATGATTCTCTAGAAAAATTATGTCTTGACCCAGATGTGAAAGCTAAAGACAAACTGAAAGCCACTCAAGACTACTTAGCACTTTATATGAGATTAGAGAATGAGATTCAACGAGAGAAAGAATCTCGTGAGAATATGAAGCAAAGAAAACTTAATACTCGCATTAAAGAAGCTGAAGTTGAGCGCATCGAAAACCCTTCAGGTGTCATTCCAGATGATGCCATGTTACAATCAAAGTTTAGACCAACCATGTCTTAAGGAGTAAGTTGTTTTGACGAATAAAGCGTTATTTCAACCTGCTTCAAAGAAACAAGAGATGTTTATCAACTCTGACTCCTTCTTAACAGTTTACGGGGGAGCAGCAGGTAGTGGTAAATCTTACATGGGTTTAATGCGGTTTCTACTGTATATCGATGACCCAAACTTCTTCGGTTATGTCTTCCGTCTAAATGCCACGGATATGAAAGGTGGTGGTGGACTATTCCAAACTGCTTGTCGTATGTTCCAAGCTTATGATAGGCGTGTGAAATATACAAAGCAACCAATGTGCATTACCTTCCCTAGTGGGGCTACGATTAACTTCACAGGTATTGATGGTGATAGCGGATTAGACAGTATTCAGGGTGTTGAAATTTCGGCTGCAATGGTCGATGAAGCAGCGCAGCATGAAGAGAGTACAATCTTCTGGATTATCTCTCGTCTACGTACTAAAGCTAAGATGATTCCAAACATCTGGCTAACCTGTAACCCAGACCCAGATTCATTCCTAAGAGGTTGGTTAGATAAATACTACCTACATCCAAAAGGAACTTTTGAAGAAGATGAGCTTGTTGAGGGTAGACCTAACCTAGACCGTGATGGTGATGTGAGGTGGTTTATTCGCATCGGAGATGAGGTTGTGTGGGGTTCTTCAAGAGAAGAGCTTATTAGAGACCATAGTCATAAATTCCCAATAGATAGGTTATCAGGTTTAAATACTTGTCAACCTAGAAGTTTCAGGTTCATTTCTGCAACCTGTCATGATAACCCACCACTTATTGAAAGTGACCCTAACTATGTATCTAACCTTTTAAATCTACCTCGTGTGGAAAAAGAAAGGTTGTACTATGGCAACTGGTATGCTAGGCAAGAGACTAGCAGCTACTTCCAAAGAGGCTGGACTCCTGTAGTCACTCTCAAAGAAATTACAGAGAATGATGAGATTGTTAAGAGAGTTAGAGCTTGGGATTTGGCATCAACACTTCCTTCTGAACAGAATCCTGACCCAGATTATACCGCAGGTGTTTTGTATGGCAGGACTAAAAGTGGAAACTATGTTGTTGAGCATGTGGTTCACGGAAGGTGGAGAGCTGGTGAGCTAGAGCAGATGCTCATAGAGCAAGCTCGAAGGGATAGGGAGATGTATGGTTCAAACGTTTTCAATTACCTACCTATTGAACCTGCCTCAGCTGGGAAGATTCAGCAAAGACACTTTGCAGTACTATTTGCACAAGCAGGTGTACCTGTTAAATTCTTCCGTGTAGGAACTACAAAATCAAAATTAGACAGGTTCTTACCCTTCTCTTCTGTAGCTGAAAATGGGCTAGTCTATGTGGTAGAGGGAGATTGGAATGATGAGTACTTTCACTGCC